ATGATTTTATTATGGAAATAATAATATGATTTTATTATGGAAATAATAAAAAAAAATGTAATTTATGACATATTTGGTATTCATATATCACTATGGTATTCATATACCACTATGGTAAATTAAGTTAAATAATAAACATAATTGTAGTATATTTATACCGTTGATTGTAAAAAATATGAAGAATAGTAGATTTCATTTTATATATTTGGCCGTAATCATTCTTCTTGTAATTTTTATTACTGTTTTGATAACAAAAATAATAAAAGCAAATAATGTATTAAATAATGTACAAAATATTTTTGGTATAGATAAAAATACTCATATATCAGAACCTCGCCCAGAACCATTAAGAAATTTATCAAAATCTGAATTAATTAAAGAGAAAACCTTCGAAGAGTATCGAGATGAAGTTGATAATATAATAAAAAGAGCAATTGATTTAAATGAATTTGGCAAAGATACTAAATTATCAAGGGGGTGTGCATATGCATTAAGTGACGGTAAAAGATTACGTTCTATTATTGTTCTAGAAATGGCCAGATGTCTCAATTTGAAAAAGTCAGACTCACACAATTTGGTAGATGCGAGTGAAGCTGCATTAGTAATCGAATACTTACACAACGCATCATTAATAATGGACGACCTACCGGAATTCGATGATGATGATTTTAGGCGCGGGCGTAAAAGTTTACATACCGAATTTGATAAGGCAACAGCAAATTTGGCTGGTATTTCATTACTAACTGCAGCTTTTCAAAATATATGTAGACAGATTGATTGGATTAGAGATAATTGTCCCGAAGTTAGAAATGTTGATAAGATAGGAACATGTTTATTTAGTGAAATTTCTCATGCATTAGGAGCAAATGGAGCATCTGGTGGACAATATATGGACATATCGAGCAAAGAAGATTTATTTAATGAATTTGGAAGTGATAATATGTTCGAATTGATGCAAAAGAAGACTGCAACTTTCTTTGAAATTTCATTTATATCTGGGTGGATTGTAGGAGGTGGGGATATGGACAAAATTGACGAAATTCGTAAAGCAGGATCGAACTTCGGGATAGCATTTCAGATTGCAGATGATATTGGGGATATGAAAAAAGATTCCCTTCAACAAATAAAGGGTAAACCCGCTTGGAATTTTGCAAACAAATATGGTGTCGATTCCGCTAAAAAAGAAGTAGAGATACATTTGGATACTTGCAAATCAATTCTTAAAAAATTTGATATGTATACAAATGTATGGGTTGATATTTATAATAGGGTATGGGGTATGGCTGTTATAGATAGTTCTAAAAAAAGCAACACCGAAAATAACACAGAAAGTGATACCGAAATTAATACCGAAAGTGATACCGAAATTAATACCGAAAGTAATACTGAAAGTGATACCAAAGATAATACAGAATGAATTTTTAAATAGTATTAATTATGCAAAGGTTACTTTCTTCTTACTATTTTTTTTTGATGTATTATGTTTTTTTTTCTCGGATTCAATCATTTTATTTTCTAATTTTTCGAGTTGGTGTATAAAACCACTATTAGGATTTATTACTGGGCGGATTTTTTTCAAATGATAATATGCATCCTTAAGAGTGAAATTTTGGATAGTCATCAAATACATCAATACTATTGTGGCCGCCCGAGATACTCCCGCATGACAGTGAATTAATATTCTTTCATTATTACTTAATCCCTTTTTGATAAATTGATAACAATCTGCAAAATACTTTTCAATGAGGAAATCTGATCTATCTTCTGCGGGGACAATCATATAGTAGACACCGGGATGTCTATATGCCCCACCGGGGTAATCAAATGTATCTTTAAACAATTTTAATACGCGGGTAATATTATTTTTTCGTATAAATGCTTCGTCGCAGGCTTTAATGTATCCACTGATAAAAACATATTCATCTACCCTATCCCCTGAAAAGGGTGATAAACTTTGATTTTTTTTATTTATAACCGATTGTAAAATTTCCGCCATATGATCGAAGTACGAAGTAAAGTTACGATATACTAAAATTATGTTTTTTAATTTAACATAAATCTTTAGCATTTAGATATCTGATATTCAAGTCGAATTATGTTTTGTAATTTAACTTATTTACAATACAAATATATACTGAAAGTTATACTACGGGTATTTATATAAACTCATATGCCTGTTCCTACACTACTACAAGCTGGGAATCTATTAAATGTATCTAAAATTAATGAGAAAAAAATTCCCATTAATTATATTTTAGAATTGATTAAGCAAAGAATGTTTGAGTTTGGGGCGCCACCTCCCACTACAAACAGTGACAGGATATTTGTTATAAGGAGTAAAACAGGAAGTGGTAAAAGTACAGTATTACCAGTATATATTATGAGAATATTGAGAAGTGAAGGTTCTCAAGAAATGCGTATATATCAGGGACCGGGGGTTATATGTACACAACCAAGAGTACTTACTGCAATAACACTTGCTAAAGATGTATCCGGTAAGCCTTTTTATCCCGATATGATTCTCGGTCAAACTGTGGGATACCAAACGGGAGCACTTAACGAAAAACCAAGAAGTGGTTTAATCTATGCTTCTATTGGAATAATTTTAACACAATTACGTCTATTGGAAGATAATGAAATTATGGATAAATATAAATTTATTATTATTGATGAAGCACACGAACGTTCTTTGGATGCCGACTCTACAATTATGAAACTAAAGTATTTCTACGCGAGAAATATGGGAAATCCGAAATTGCCCTTTCTTTTATTAGCATCAGCTACTATTGAAGTTGAAAAATATGCAAGATTTTTTGATATTAACAATTCAAATATTGTAGACGTATCTGGTAGGGCGTATCCAGTCAATATTAACTGGCCAGATTATGGAACTAATGATTATATTCTAGAAGCTGCTAATACCGCATTAAAAATACATACGGAAAACTTAACCGACAGTTCTGATAAATGCGATATTCTAATATTTGCACCTGGTGCTATGGAGATTAAAAAAATTACAGAACATTTAGAATATGAAAATAATAAATATCGTAAAGAGGGGTCGGATATACCACCATTCATTATATTACCAATTTCCAGTGATGCGGTAAAAATGGAAACTCGTGAATATAAACAGGTATTTATTCCTCCTGAAAAACTAAAAATACTAATGATTAAGGGCGGTAGTGATGAACGTGGTGAACGTGGTGATCGTGGTGATCGTGGTGATCGTGGTGATCGTGGTGATCGTGGTGATCGTGGTGGACGTGGTGGTCGTGGTGGAAGAGGTGGACGTGGTGGACGAGCCGATCGTGGTGGACGAGCCGATCGAGGTGAGCGTGTAGAACTGAGTAATATTTTTGTTAAGCCATTTCGTCGAATAGTAATCTCAACCAATATTGCAGAAACTGGATTGACTATAGATACATTAAAATATGTAATAGATCCCGGATGGAATAGAGGAACTGAAACCTACCCACCATATAATATCAATGGATTAATCACCAGACCTGCACCGCAAAGTCGTATAGAACAGCGTAAAGGACGCTCTGGTCGTTTATTTCCGGGTGAATTCTATCCATTATATACAAAAAATGTATTCGAATCAATTGATAAAAATCAGATGCCTGAAATAATCCGAGATGGCCCCGAATACATATTCTTCGATATGATGATGGAACAAATTCGCAATAAAGAGAGGCTAAAATTACCTAACATAACATTTCGTATAGAGGACATAGATATGTTAGATACCCCACCAGCGGATACTTTAGCTAGTACAATCGAAAAGGCATTAGTATATGGTTTTATTGTGAATGATAATTTTAATTATAAACTTACCAACATTGGTAAAATTGCAACTAAAATTTCTCTCCCTATGCAGCAATTACGTACAATATTAGCTGGATACGTATGGGATGTTTCTATTCCTGATTTAATTACAATGATGTCTTTAACTAATATTCGTATGATGGATTTAATTGACACCCGTTACGGTACTAAGCCTTATGGATCTAAAGCCCTTAAGGGTGGATTACCAGAATATTTATCATTTTATGATGGTGGCTACGATTCGGATACCCCACCTAATAAAGAAGAATCGTTTTACTACCGAACTAAATTGCTATTATCCGATTCGTTCATTGAAGGTTTAATTATTGTCGAGGGTTTTGTAAATGAAATGGATCGATGTGATAACGACACGTCACATATGATGAGTTGGTGTTCTGAGCGGGATATCCTATATTATGGTATTATCTCCTTATTATCCTATCGGGATCGAATAATAGATAAGTTTATAGGAGCTGGCCTAAATCCTTTTTATAATTATCAGATGCGTTTAGTAAAAGCCCCACAAAATAAATTTACCGAAATTTTAATCCGAATTAAGCACTGTATATATGAAGGATTCCGTCTCAATATCTTATCATATTCAGATAGCAAAAATATTTATAATACTCGCCATAATCTTCCCGTAAAAGTACCATCACAATATACAGATGTAGCCGCGAGTAAATTACGAGGACTAGGTGTTTTAAATTTTGAAAAACCAAAATTAATAATTTCTAGCGAGATAAAATTGGTAGAATCTGAAATTAGTAGTAATGGCGATAGAATTCCATTATTACTTTATATGCTTTCAGTTTCCGACTGGGTTTCAGTAATGGACGGTTACGTTAATATTGATAAAAATTTACTACATCCTCGAATAGCGAATAGCGAATAGCGAATAGCGAATCTCGAATAATATATAGCGAATAGCGAATCTCGAATAATATATAGCGAATAATATAAAGCGAATATGGAATCATCAGAATCATCAGAATCATCAGAATTATCGAAGATTAATCAATTGGAGAGTTATTATAAAATTTTATCATTACAAAATGAATCAATACTCCCACCAATTGCACAATTGTTAAATGTTGATCCTCGAAAGGGTATCGATAGGATTATGAGTACAAAATCCCAGAAATTACTATTGGGTCCTTTCGTAAAAAAAAAGTTGTAGCTATTTATTAATTATTTCAGACCGAGTGATTCAAGTTGTGCACTGGTAAGGTTTTCATTAGCACTAATTTTTGTATCTTCACTATCATCATCTTGATATTCATCATCTTGATATTCATCATAATCATCACGTTTTTTAGTCTTCTTTTGTGAATTTATTTTTGCGACGCCCTTATCTTCTTCGTTAGTATCAATAAACAGATCCAACAAGCAATCTATTGCACTTTCGTCAGCACTTTCGTAAGCACTATCGCCTTTTTCCGATTGTTTCCTCTCTTGTACTGACTTATCATCATGAAAGTACTCATGAACTTTTCGAATTACCGGCAGGGTTGCTCCATCTTCTGTAGGTAATTTCGATTTTGAGTCACCTTTCCACCATAATCCCGCATCTGGATTCGATGGTAATGCATCTCCACGTTTTTTAGTTTTGTTATCATTCGAACTTATCAGAAACTCTTCACCTTCCCTTAAGTAATGTTCGTATGTTTCAAGTATCCTGATTCCTTCAATGGTATATGTTTGATTTTGTGCCCGTTTTAGATATTTCTTAATAACCGAATTTTCAAAATCCGCTTCAATATCTGCACCATTTAGGTTAGCTGCACCATTTTGCCTAATTTTAGTATTGTACCATTCTCTATATGCTTCAGCAAGGGTATTAAGAGCAACTTCTGGTGGCCTTCCCATTTCATCAGTTGCATTAGTTGTTACAATTCTTTCGCTGATAAATCTATTTATGAAATCTTGCGTATTTCTGAACTCTAGAGTTTCATCTTCAATTCGTGAACATGGTACATTGCAAATTTTTCCTTCATATTTCTTTTGTAGGCGCTCATAATAATGAACCAGTATGGATAACATTGCACTCTTATAGTTTGGATCTGACTTGCACGTATCATAATGTCCATTTTTCTGATATTCAAACTCATTTTTTAAGTTTGGATTATCACAAAATTTTGATTTATTTTTATAATACCTAATTCTTCTCCAGGTACCGTGGTCAGTAGTAGGAACTACTAGCGGGTAATTGCTGGCAAGGAATACAGTTGCGACCATTTCGAATGATTCCTGTTTACAGTTTAGTTCACGAGCTGTAGCAGTTCCTGCATTGATAATCCTTTTCAGATTATTATTTCCCAATATCTCGGACTTATCAGTCTCTTCGCAATATGCGAATCCCGTCCCTTTGAATGCCATGAATGCACTATCGGGTCGGTCTGCCCTACCGCGGCCGTCAATAAATACTCCTACTGGTACCTTTTTCGCATAATCTCCAAGAGTATTAGCGATAAGTTCTAAGAAGAATGTTTTACCATTACTGCCACTACCATGAAGTATTTGTAATATAGCTGACATTTTAGTCTCCCTACTCAATCCCGTAGATGCATTCATCAACATATAATCTAATACTTCCGGTTCCGGAAATACCATACTAAATGCCTTCATTATTTCAATAATGTATGTATTAGTTGCATCAAAATCATGATATATAGTATCTGTATACTTTGATATGGCATATTCATGAAAGTAATTTATAAATTGTATATCTCTTCCTATTTTAATCAGTCCATTGCCTACTCCAAGTATAGATCCATCTTTATCCATACTATCAGCAAACCCATATCGCCTAAATAAGCTAGCTGACTCGTTAACAATACCATTTTTAAATTGGTGATTATGTAATTTATTCATTGATTTTTTAGTACAGCTTAGCATCGTATTATATCTCAATTTATCTTCTTCAGTTTTCGAATTCTCAATATTCTGCTTGACGTACATACATACACTTTCGCAAACTGATGATAATTCATCAGAAATAAAATTCCTAAGTCTATCAACATTAGAGTTCTTTTTTTCTAAATGCCATTTCCATACCTGTTTTCCGCATTTAGCCATGTCCCCCATCATAAATTCAAACCAATATTTATCTTCATTAATCACATCGGTACAATATCTGTCTTGTAACATAGCGTATAATACCTTGGCAAACATCCCATGTTCCAATATTCCAGAATGTTTATATACATACCTAGTTAATATGGTAAAATAGTGATTTTTAGAAACTTCATCGAATCTATCTTTATTTACTGAACGTGCCCAATAGATAATGCTACGATCAGTAAACTTTCTACCATTAGAATTATCTGATGTTGAAGCCTGCTCCCACAATTGATCCAATGTACTTTGCCCATTCTCTACCCATTTTGCGGGACACTTTTGAGAAAACCATTCTGCCAAAACCTTAAAATCGGAAGAAGTGTTTGCTATAGCGTATACCACATTTCTCCATTTAATGTATTCACTGTAGTATGGTTCGTCGAGTAGATTAAGCATATCATACATTTGCTTTGCTTTAGGATTTTCTGAAATTATATAACTGATCCTCTTATCAACCGAATCAATTTCTTCATGATCCAAAATCATATTCATTGTCCTACTTGCTACTGCATTTATCGATTCGGTTAAATTATCATTGTAGTCTAAGTCGATAGTAGGTATGAGAGGCCTTATCTTGATTCCTTCTGATGAAGTTTCATATCGGGCTTCAAAATTCAGACTTGCCTCATATACAACATTATATCTAGATCTAACCCTATTATAATCCTGACTTGGTAAAATTACTACGCGATGCGACTGCGTGTGTGGTACAATTGCAATTTGTTGTATATGAAGAAGTTTGTATGGTATAGATGACCTTTTGCACGAACCGATAAATAATGCCGGTACCGAGGCAGAGTTCATATCAATACAATCTTCAGCTTGGATTAGTGGTTTCATTTTTTCCAATAATTTCAGCATTTCTTCATCCCTTCTCAGGCTAGTAAGCATATATTTGCGATAGCTTCTCGTAACATGAAATCCCGGAATAAGTAGATGAAATCCGAATTTGAATCTTTCTGAATTATTAGCGATGGGAACGGGTTTACGTTTTTCTATGATGAACGCATAAGTTGTGAGATTATCAAATCTACCAAGTTTAAGTGTTTTCATGAGAAATTGGACAACGATGTCAGTAAACTGAGAATATAATGTTGGTTCGTATTCAATATTCTCAGTCCCGATTTCGAGATCGACGTCAATCATAATTCCAGATTTTATACTAGAAGGTGTTCCTTGGCGTTCGCTGAAGTGTTGAATCGTGTGATCATCGAAACACTCCTTTAAGTTTTGAAAAAGTTTATACAGGTCATCATTGTTGAATTCATAAGATCTAGATCGACCTTGATCAATTATGTTGGTATTTTGAAATCCTTTTCCCCTGATCTTATCACTTTGGCTTCTAAGAAAGGAATCCAATTTTCGATGGCCACTACTTCTGGTCGCTTGTTCACTTTCATAAATTTCAATGTTGGAAACGCTATCCAATGGGTCAGATTTCACAATATCGATACTAAGTGTAAATTCTTCAGACATTGTAAGAAAATTAAATTACGCTCGGTATTTTAAGAAGGTATCTATATATAATATATATAGACTCGTCCAATTCAATTTTTTAAGATTGGGTTACCTGGTGGTAGTTTTAGGGCCATATAAGCCTTAAAATAGTATACTATTATATATTATATCTACATAAAAAATATAACCACGGTATCGTATTTAATCTTCGTGGGGAATTAATTTTTTAAGAATATTGTCAATAATCATACTGAAATCACAACATGATAATATAATATCTGCCTGGTGTTTATATACTGTGGGTGATACATATATCTTATCAGAAAGCTTATGAGTAATCGGAGTAAATAATATATTCCAATATTCCTGAATACATTTATCATTACTCAATAATATTTTTACAACGTAAGTTGGATGGGATTCAAATTCTACAACAATTACAAATTCAATTGGAATAGATTTATTATCTTTTGATAGAATAGCAAACATGTCATCAATATCTGCTGGGGAGTTATATTTATAAAAATGGACTAATAATCTTCTTTCATATTCACTTCGGGCAGATACAATTCGCACACTAGAAGATTGGGAAACATATATAGAATTATTACTTAATCCTAGGGGGTCAATCAATACCGATCCGGCATAACTTACATATTTTTTCATTTCTAAATATACCATCCTCAAATGAATAAATAATGTAAGAAAAACATCCATTAATTGAATCATTAATAAAGTAAGTTTAACAATAAGAGATTTAAAATTGAATCTATAGAATAGTATATTATATAATTAATAAATCTTCAGATGACCGATCTTTCTCTTTTAAGTTTTGGATTGGTGAACAATAACGAAACCGAAACCGAAAACGAACCAGAATATAAAGAAAACCATTCGGAAAAAGTAGGACACGAAGGGAGCAAAAAACAGCCGGATGAAACAGAAATTGTTGGTGGGGACGATGATGATGGCGATGATGACGGCGGTGATTATGAAGACGAAGATGACGATAATGAAGATGAAGAAGATGGCGAAGATGAAGATGAAGAAGAAGATGAAATAATTGAAAATGCTGATGAAATATTTGCAAAAAATTCAGAAAGGGAATTAAAAATTGTTGTGATTCATGATTCGGATAGAAAGACAGATAATCGTCTGCATTTATCGGAAATGGCTCAAGTATTAGCAGTTCGCGCCCAGCATATATCTAAACACGGAGATTGCTTTATAATATCGAAATCTAGCGATCCCATACAACTAGCTCGCGAAGAATTACAACAGCGCAAATGTCCTCTTAAACTACGTCGTAAAGTTGGGGGTAATAATACAATCTGTTACGTGGAAGACTGGGATGTAAATAAAATGGCCTTACATGAAAGTCTGTAAATGTTTGAGATTTTTTTTACGTAAAAAAAAATTATAAACTCAAATAATAATTATTACTTGAATTCAATAGGTTTGTTTACAAATCCAAATGAGTCATACACTTCTTCAAAGTATGAGTGATAATCAAATAGTTCTTTGAGAAATTTCATTAATGTATTTTTTCTAATACCACATTCTGAACATATGCGTATTAATGGGTATTTTTCACCGTTACCACTCCGATGTAGTACCATAAACATTGACGCAATCACTTTACTTCTCATGAATGAACTCACTCCGATATCATTATCATTCGCGACATTAATTATTTCAGTAATGCATTCAATAATAATTTCTTTATTGGGATGATCTGTTAAATTCAATACCGCAAATGCTGTGTTAATGTTTGGCAAACAAAGATCCTGATTTACTTCGATTTCTAAATTATTATCAACAGTTGCACCTCTTAAGAATGCTTCACCCCTTGCAAATCCTTTAGTTTGTAAAGTGAAGAATCCTGCAATTTCGGAATCAGCACGTATGAAGCCAAGTTCAAAGCATGAATATTTAACACAAGCAGCTAGAATCATTCTTTTATTTTCATTACGACAAACTTGCCCAGAACGCTGAGTCATACAATAATATGAAGCGGCTCTTCGCAGAACATCCTTAGTAAATAATTGTTCTCCAATGTTATTCCAACGATTATTACGAGCTATGAGTTCATTATATACTTTATAAGCCTTTTGACTTTCCGTATTGCAATTGTCACCACTACGATCGAGATCTGATTGGTAGTAATGCGATTTGCTCCCTACTATCAAAAGTCGTTTATCATTATATTTTGGCACGGCCCTAGATTGCTGGTCTACATCAATCTCAATAACCAAATTGCAACTACTGCATTGATAACCACAATTAATTTGAACCGTCCTATCGCCACATGCACTACAGTTGTCAAATGAAATGAATTTTGCAGATGATGAACCTTTTTCTTTTGATTCTCCATCTTCACCATCCATTAAATTATTATCAAACATATTATCTTCAAAATCGAAAGCCGAATCGAAAGCCGAATCCGGCATTTCTTCCAAAACCTTGCTCATATTGCTCACATCTTCGGTATTATACAATTGGAAAATACCGAAGTCGAAGTCAAAAGATTTAGTAATGCAATTCATGATTTTTTGATAGATTATGTATATAGTATAAGAAGATTCAAATTTTGCTATATTAAGTATATATATATATTCAATTGGAAAAGTAAGATATTATGTACCATATCCAAATTAAAGACATTCGGCATTATGATATATCTAAATGATAATTATCCTAGCGTCTCTGATTTGAATATGGCATAGTATTAATTAATACTGTGTATTAACATTTGGATATTATCGTAAAGGTAATAATAAGAATAATAGTAATATAAGTAACCGAATTTATTAAAATGGGGCGTAATCAGAAAAGTAAAAAGAAAAAAGTAAACTCTAGACAGAGTAAAAAAAACAGAGTTAATCCTCTATCGGATAGTAGCTACAAAGAGTATACAAAAGATATTATTGGCGTAGAAATAGAAAATGATAAATACAAGATGATTTCGCAAAAACTCGATAAAGATAATGACTTACAAGATACCGCCCTAGAAATCGTAAAGAAATTTATCATAAAAGAAAATCTCATACTTTATGGGGGATTGGCTATAGACTACGCATTGCGACTCAGAGGAAATCATATATATCCAGAATTTGAAAGGGCGGATTATGATTTTTATTCACCCAATCATGCAAAACTCTCTTATAAATTAGCAGATGAATTAGAAAAATGTGGATTTAAAAGAGTTGAAGTGATTAGAGCTATACATGTACAAACTATGAAAGTAAGAATAAATTATATTTGGGTGGCAGATATTAGCTACGTACCACAAAGAATATTTGATATGATACCAACAATGAAGTATGAAAATATGAAATTTGTCGACCCGGAATGGCAAAGGATGGATATGCATATGGCACTATGTTTTCCACTAGCGAATCCGCCGATGGAGGATGTATTTCATCGAACATTAAAGGATATTACTAGATTTAATCTCCTTAATGAAATATATCCTATGCACGAAGGCGATGCGGTACAACTAAAAAAATTATCATTTAATATACCAAATGCAATCCTCCCCAAGGAGGGTTCATTAATTGCATTTCACGGATTCGCCGCATATTCATTAATAGAAGATGCACTAAGAATATTAAAAGGAGAAGCTAAATCGGGTTGTAAAATTACTAAATCTATTAATGGATCAATAATTGAGTTTGAAGCTCCTTTAATTTATGATAGTCTAGATCTTATTGCAACAAATATTTCTGATGTAGAATCTTATTTTATTAATGATACAAAAAATCCAGGGAAAGAATTTGTCCGCATGCGACCGTTTTTAGATATTCGTTTAGGTATGACAAAAATACCTGACCCGAAGATAAACTTATACTCTATGAAAAACAGATTGATATCTATCAATATTCTTCGGGATTCCAAAAGCGAGACTAAAGTGAACGTAGTTTCTCCGAATTACTTAATGTTGTGGTTTCTTTACAAGATGCATACTTCAGAGAACAATTCTAATATATACAGAACGATGTATGTAAAGACATTACAGATAATGAAGGAAGCTGATGATATATTAGGAGGTATGGAAAAAAATGACTATTTTTATAAAATGGTGCAATCATCTCCCTTTGGGCTACAAACTCGGGTAATGGGTAATACAAATATTAGTTTATCAACGGAAATCAGTTTAGCATACGACCGCCGATCCATATCTAGTAATACTCCGGAAGATAATGAACTACTAAAAGATTTGCCGATAAATTATTATACTTATAAAAATAAAGAACATCCATCTTTTGATCCAAAATTAAATGTGTTATTTCAATTCGACGGGGAATCAAATTAAATTTATGTTTACTAAAATATTTAAATATATTATGATTTGTTCGCTATAATATTCTAGATTTTATAAGATGGCGACTGTTACAAAATGCGATATTATACGCGATTTAATAGATGCTAACGATAATGGTAATTGCAGACCGTACGACCAGCGATTAGCCTCAGCAAAGAAATCTAGAAAAAATCAGGATGAAAATAATCAGAAGGTTATAGATTCTCCTAATAGCACAACTGAGGAAAAAAAGATAGCCCTGGCCGAACTTAATAAACCGCATACTTATGCCTTACCTGATTATCCAGTATGCAATACATTCGGATTAGTTAAAGTAAGGGGGGTATATGAACAGGCTCAATACAACCCCATGAATTTTATGACACCAGAAAGTAGGCAAATAAGAACTGGGGTAATGAAGGCAATGCAGTCTGCTATTGCTAGTAACGAAGGTATACTTAAAAAAGAATATGGAAATTTGGCACCTGTTGATATAGCATGGAGGGACTTCGGAAATTGCAAATGGAATAAAAATGGAACACCAAAAACCCTTATGCAGCAAAATGGGAAATCCTTGGATCAAATATACATAGAAAGATATCCATATCTAAATTATAATGGATACCAACCTAAGCCCGCAATAGGGATTCCGTGGAATTATACACCGTTAAGTAAAAAAATAACTCGTATAATACCTACTTGGATGGATAGCGTATTTGACCCAAACGTTGCAGTTATTGCACTTGCTGTTATATTTATTACAATAGTTATAATTATAGCTATTACTTACGCGCATTTGGCTAATTTGCAGCGGATGCGGCACCGTCAGAAGAGGCAGCAGCCTTCTGTTTAGCTGCCATAGCTCTTTTTTTACTTGCGGATCTGGCCGCATTAGCTATATCTTCGATATTTGATGCATCTATTTTTGTTTTTTCGCAATCACACTTATAAATTACCAAATCATTTTCACCAATGAATGCTTGCACCATTAAATCCAACCCACATTTTGGGCATTCTTTATGTACTTTTTGATTTGTTGGATCAAATGCAAGATTTCTGGATAAGCGACTATATTTATCAATTGTTTCTTGGGCTCTTACCTGTCCTTTATACAATAATGTATCCCAATCTGAACCTTCGACCGTTTCGAAACAAGATGTGCAATGGTGTATTAAATTTCCGGTTTCGAAATTGAGAACCATAACACGATCACAACGGCTGCAAAACTTTGTCATAATTCAAATGCTGAGTATATACTAATATATACCATCATATTCAATTTTTAATTCATGTTTATAAAAGTAATAAATTAGTAATTAATTACCAGTCTATATAATTTCATAATCATATTCTTTTAAATTTGGCATTTCATATTTATTGATATCTTTTGTATTTATAGATCCTATTTCTTTTCCTGATCTTTTAATAAAAATCGAATAATTTCTTCCTGTTATGTCAATAGGACTAGCATCGCCGATATTCTTTTCAATATTTTCATATTTAGCCCAAGGTGGAAAATAATTATAATCATTACTAGAATATTCAATGGGATTATTAAGGTTAAATACATTACATAAATTTGTCTCACGTAACTTTTTTTCCGGCCAATTTTGCCATTTATATTCTTCAAAAAATTCGCTAAGTAAAATATCACCGGCTAGTGGGATATCTACAGAAGTTTTTTTTACCATTTTTTGAATATACTTAATAAATAGCGTACGGGCTCTGTTTCCAATACGATTACATAATGTAATAATACTTTGAGATATTTTTACAACTTTTGGATTTTTTAACCATGGTAATTCTTTATTAGAATGTTGTTTAAATGAATCCAAAACATATCCAATATTATTACCTAATGAAATAAAATCTACGTAAGATAAAACCCTCATAACCGTATCTAAATCTTCTAAAATTCTAGCTTGTATAGTATTTTTATGTTTTTTTGTGTAAGATGGGATATACCTCATGAATACTTGCATAACCCTACCTACTTGATCTCTGTAAAAATTATCAGTAAATCTTTCTCCAAAATCATTATTAATTCGTTTGGATGTTAAAGGGCCAAATATAGCTCTCGAAAAATCAATTATGTAACCATAATAACCATAATGCGGAAATATATATGTATTATCTTCGTCATTCCCAACATACGCAATTACAGGATTTTTAACATTAACACTTTCGGATCTTTTTATACTAAAATATTTTTCCTTTTTCATTATTGTTATATTATTTGCGTGTAGATCAGAATGGACAATGCCAAGTTTTTTATGCACTATATGCACTCCATAAGTCCACTCAAATAATAACTTTTTAAAGTTATTTTCATCATTAAATAATTCGGACTCATAATCATTTATTTTATCTTTATAAGTTAAAATATTTAGCCAGGATGGGATTGTTGAACCGACGAATTCCGTTGTTATACATAAAGAATTTCTAGACATTTTAAGAAAACTATTAGCATATTCTATAGAATTACATAATTGATTATCCAATTCACTCATATCATCAGATTTTATATCCTTTCTAATATCTTTAATTGCATTAATAGTTATTTTTGCTTTAAGACTTCTTAAGTATAAGTTTTGAATATTTTCGTTTTCAAAAATTAGTTTATCAATTTTTTTGAGATAAATCCAACTATTAAATAGAGGGAACATGGGGCCTATAAGATTTACTACAAGATCGGATACCAATTTGGAAATATATACTTCTCTCCATGGCCCATAATTTATATTGGTATCCGATATTGAAGCAAACTTAGTAAGTGGGATTAACTTTTGTCCACATGAAATGTCGAAAGTATTAATACCCAGAATATTCAATATTGGAGATAATTTTTCTTTATCTATATTTTCATAATCAATATGATCTTCCAATATAGTAATTATATCTTTGTATACTTGCTTAGTGTGGACCTGCATAGGTATTTTATTAATATTTAAAGAACCGTCAAATAACAAACAAACTATAAAAGATCGGACTAATAATCGCATAGAATCAATTTTTTGGTTTAAAATATCTGAATATTGTATTGGAAAAGTATAAGCTCTTAATTCGAAATCAATATCATTATTCATAATTAGACCTAGTATATTTTCCTCAATTTTTGCCATCTCTGAAATAAGATTAATATCGTTAAACATATCTTCAAATTTCTTATATAAAAGCAAACGATTGCGAAACTCACCATCTTCAGAATCAAAAGTCGGAGATATACAAATGTATTCTGGAGTGAATTTTTTTTTTCCGACTCTTGATTTTGGTAATTCATTCATAGTAGAATTATTATCCACCAAAAAACCCGGCCAAACTTCTCTCCCACCCATATATTCACCGCGGTCATAATCAAAAGTTAATGGCTGGGACATATATTGTTTCATATTATTTGCATTTTGTTCATCGAGATCATAACCGCCACCCATTATATCATTTTCAGTGCTAAGATCACTCCATGAATCGCCACCCATTATATCATGTTCAGTGCTAAGATCACTCCATGAATCGCCACCCATTATATCATTTTCAGTGCCCTTTCTCCAATATATAAATCCATAATGAGAACTTAGGTTGTCTATTTTTACAGTAATAATAGAAGTTATATATCCTAATGATCTCATAGGATATGTCCCTTTCATTCGAGTAAATTTTTGCATTCTCCCATTAAAATTAAGTGTTGGGTTATTAATTATATTACTTAAATAATTTTTGAACTTATGTGACCCTTGTACATCATTAATATGTAAACCATTTATTAGCTCATCATGCAACCAATTATTGTATTGCGAAAGCATATGTGAAAGATATAAATAATACCTTTATATTGAATAGCAACTTTTATGTTGAATAATAAATAGGTATATAATCACATATTTATTTATGATATTATAAGATAAAAAAAAAATGAATTATTGAATTTAGTAATTATAAGATAGTATATAATCTATAGTTTCTAGCTATAATAGCTATATACTAATAATACTAATAATACTAATAATAATACTAATAATAAAAGTAGTAATATGCCTAATAATGACCCTCCTAACATCCCAATCAACTCCGACTCCGACTATGTCTCTGACTCATCGGAAAGTTATCACTATTCATCTGGTTATTATACAGAGGACGATTCCGATCAGGAATACAGAAATCAAGATTATTCTATGTATAGTGATGACGATTAATATATAATATTACTCTACCTATTTGAATGAAGTATTTTAGTTTTTACTTACTATTTTTTTTACACCTTATCTACTATCACTTTTTTATATATTTTCTAAATCTATAGTTCCATCTCGAGTAAAACTATGACATCTCGAGTAATTCAACAAGCAGTTGCAACTGCCTTTGAAGAACAAAAGGCTTTACAACTTGCCCAATTAAATGCCGGTTACCAAACAGCCATGAAAAAAAAGTATATTGCTGAACAGGAAGCTTATAACCAATACGAGGATAATAATAGATCATCTGGTGAAGTTCTTGATGGGAAGTTTTATAAAACCATGCTAAGTAAGAATAATTTATTTTGTAAAGGCGGGAGGCTAGACAAATGTCATAATAGCTGCGCAAATGGAATAAGAAGTGAAATTAAATCTTATGATTTGGAATATTCAGATAATGATCCTCCATCTAGGAATGTTCCTATCGGTTTTGCACGTTACAAAGTTCCTTATATCGATCCAAATAAGTTCAAATTTTATTGGCTATCCGGATTAAGAGTCGCAATACCCGCCAATTTTTCAAAATCTAACGCACTTACTATTTTAACGGCAATATCTAGATCCGGTCCGCGATATGCCGGCTACACTAAGATTGGCGATACTTTAGTACCAAGTGTACTCTCACTTGGCGATCGTATGCTTCTATCACAAGTAGGAATTTATCCTATTAGATAATGTGAAAACTACAAATTTTCAATAAACTAAATAAATATTATATTATGTATATCACATATAATAAAAAATATGAGTAATTCTAATCTATATCCAAATCCATGTTTCGATGATTTGTTTGATGATGGGAGGACCCACAGATTCATGCAACGAACACATACTGCGCGTGAACATTTAATGCCAAATATACCAAAGAATGTTTCTTTTATGCAAAATATCCATCAAGATGTTGATATAGACGGATTAGACGGAAAAGATATAAATAAGTTGATGGATGATTACCTAACAAAAGGTAGCGAGGGTCTTAAATTTGAAGAACCGATGCTTATAGAAAAAATGAAACCCTTTAGGATGGTCGACACAAATGCCGCAAAAAAACATTCTATTCGTCGTAATAAAAAATAATTGCCAAGTTACTTATTAGTAGCCTGTTTTGTAAAAATGGCAACCTTATGTATATTATCATTCAATTGCTTAACTGCAGAACGTAAATCTTTTTGCAATTGTAATGAAACCGCATCACTTTTTACATATAAATGAGCAATATCTTTATAGGATACCATCCATTCTAAATACCCTTTAATCTTAGGATTGAAAGAATTGCGAAGCTTAATATGGCTACTCGCTTGATCTGCATCCTGATCACCCTTCGCATTGGGTGCAATAACTAGGGGGTTCTTAGCAACAAAACCACCAGTTACAAACTCGCCAGTTACTTTAATATATCTGATGTGTGAATTATATTTAACAAATGTCCAAAATTCCTTATCTATCCTAACATAACCGGCAAGTTTAGATTTCTTTTCTTCTTCGGTCAGTTGTGTTTTTGGTTTATATTTTCTAGGGGCATTACTTACGGACTTTGACAAATCAAATGAGGGTTGGGAAGACATTTATAGTATTACAATAAAAATATTCCTTAATTTGATGTAGTTATATATCTATATAGTGCTATATTTAATTAATATAACACTTTTCTTGATAAAAAAAATACCTGAAGAATACTTTTTTTTAGGTATTTTATTCGGGTATTTTATTCGGTATTTTTTTAGGTATTTTTTAGGTATTTTTTAGGTATTTTTTTAGGTATTTTATTTGGATATTTTTTTTAGGTATTTTATTCGGTATTTTATTCGGGTATTTTTTTAGGTATTTTATTCGGTATTTATTCGGGTTTCTCCCCCGTATCCATTGTATTCATTGTATTCATATATAAAAGAGCATATGATGGGTGTAAAGCATAGTTGAGTAATACAGTCTTATTTCCAGAAGCTGATGTATTTATATTTTCAAATTTTTTGATATACCCTAGAACTTCTTTAGCAAGATTAACCATTGCAGATTCTTTATTTTTAGATTTTTTACTGGAGAATATCTGCTGATGTGATATATTACACATTTCATCTACCAGAGTAGATATAAAGTTTTTGTACGTTTTATATTTATCTTCGTATTGCGGAAATAATCTTAAGAAATCATCTCTATTAACCGGAGTTAAATATGAACATAATATTTTATATTCGAATCTTGAATTTTCATTAAGATATTTACTTATATATTTATTAGGTTGTTGATACAAATATCTGCGAATCTTTGCCAAGAGTTTTGATTCAATGAGTATGTCAGAATGCATTCCAGTAATAGATCTATCTCGAGATCTGAGGATGTATCCATAACAAGGCCTCCACTTCGAATCGATAGTTTCACAATTGTGCAATTCAGCTTCCGAAATTGTTGAATCGCCACATAATTTTTTTATATATTTATAAGATTTTTCATGTCCTTGTAATTCGTTTTTATTTTGAGTTACCAGTTTCTCGAATGCACCATTTGGAAAATCTTCAGTTTCCATATTAATCAAATTAAATGCGCGTATTTTCCAACCCATTATATCATTATCACATCTTAGTGGATGAAATGTTTTGTTATGAAATCCTATCGTATAGCAATAGTTTGTATCCAAACCACTGAATTTTAGACGAACATCATTTTCACCAAGTAAACCACGTTGTAATTCGAATGAAAACTTATCACTTTCTGCGCCTTCTGCGCTTTCTGCTGAACTCTCTTCATTGGTATTATAATAATTATTTAACATATCATAGAACATTTCAGCATATGTTTTTTCCCCAACCCACTTGTAAGGAGATACATCATATCCGTTACTAGTTGTCATACACCATATCGGGCCCGCGCTTGGATGTTCCCAAGAATATAATGTAACAATAGTCCCATCCTCAACCCTAATGATATCATATAAGTCATTCTTCAGATGTTCTGTCACAATATTTGCTCTCGGATTCGGTATGAAATTTTTTGGGGGGATTGCTAGTGGTTTCCATGTTTTAGCATCAATAACCACTCCGCTACATTCCAGGTGTATTTTTTTGTATTTAACAACAGCGGGGTTACATGAAAGCATAATCCTTCCGACTTCTTGGTATGGCTCAATATGCATACATGCTTTATGAATATTAAGTTTTCCGTCACGGGAAACTGATATATCTGCTTTCTTATATTTATTTTCCTTATTGTTAGTTTTTGCTGCCCCGTCATCGACATTTTTATTGTTCTTGTCATACCTAAATCGGATTTTCTCTGCGTGTGATTTACGGAAAATCCAGTCCATAGGTGTTTGGCGATCGCGATCGGCTCTCTTCGCTAGGGTCTTCAGAATATCAAGAACTTCACAAATGGTAGACATTTTAACTGCAAATACGCTTAGTGGGGTAGTTAGTTAGAATATCTTCTTATAATATAATAATACATTTCTCTAGATGGTATAATTGCAGATTACTAAAACGTATAAAAAAAATACATAATCTCTCGACTAGTTTCGATTTGAAAGGTCTATATCACTTAAGTTATAGAACAAGTTTTACTAACTTCGACTTACTTAATTTTACACAAGTACTAAAAATAGTCTATACCATAAATGAGTGAAAAAAGTGCTAACGACGCGAATGTCGCAAATGGCGATGCGGATGTATCAAGTAACTATGCAGATGCTTCGGGTAACGATGCAGACGTTGCAAATATAGTAGAGAGTATCCATACCGAAACCGGAATAGTTCCAAAGGCTTCCCGAAAATATAGAGTTATGAAAATGAATCCCGATTTGCCGAATTTTGAAACAGTGGATCTTGAAGAATTAATGGTTTTGCTCAATATAGAATTTGCTCGCAATAATTTACCACCGTCATTACAAAATCTTATTGACGCAAATACAATGTATGATCTTGCTATATTAGTGCGAGCATTCGAAATTAACGAATCGATATTAAAAAATACAGGTTCTATTAATCTCCGTATAATATTTAGAACTATATTGATGACCGATGCTATAATTCCAATAGTTTCTGATAATAAAGATGATGTCAATTATATAAAAATAAAATCACCTAGGAGATTGGAGGCTATAAGCGAATCTGGGAAGGTTATAAGTTTTGCTAAAGGTGAAACTTTACATATTACAGGTTTGAAAACTGATATGAGAAGATTTGGAAATGATATATTATACCAAATTTCTGGAGGTATGCGGTCAGATATCGATAGCGTTATAAGAACAGGAAAATTCGAAATGACCGAATTGGCGATCATGATAATTCAAAAGTATGAAACTCTATCGCTCATGAAAGAGAAAAAAATTCTTTTCACTACAGAGGAGATGATCGAATATACAGTTAAACGAATTCTTAATCAGTATATTTTCATAATGGATTATGTATTTGGTTATGCATTTAATAATATATTATTATACCTAGAAAATCCTCAAAAACAAGAAACTCGTTTGGCGAAAACAAAAAATATACAAATACCCACTATAGAAATTAGTAAAGGACTGCGCTACTTAATTGATCGCCTACATGAAGTATTTCCAGTCACTAATGATAGTAATCAAACTTATTATCGGCTTACCATATTATCGACACTATTTCAAACCAGAAGTTTGCCTATTTATCATGATATTTTAATTAATGGTCGGGAGTCGGATATGGCTAAAGACTTCTTTGACCACAAAAAAATGCGTAACGAAGAACTGTCTGCACTAGCCAGGGTGGATGAATTTCAATTTAAGGAAAAGATAAAAATTAAACAGTATTTAAAGATCATTGAAGATTTATTTGGTAAAAAAGTTGTTGACGATATTATTAAATCCAGTCCAACTCGAGACTTCGTGGGTAGTCCCGATAATATATTAAATAGATTAAAAAATGCCAGAGCGAGAGAACTTGTAAAAACAGAATACGAAAATAGAATGAATTATTGGAAACAGCAATTGGATAATAAATGCCCACATCTAAAATTATCTTCAAAATTAAGACATGAAGTATCTATGAGTGATACTATGAAAGTGTTAAAGGACTTAACTTCGTATTTTGATAAAATACCCGAAAATAAATCCTCTACTAGCTGGATTAAATGCCGCTTTTGCAAATTTAATATTATTTGCCCCCACGTACGCGAAATGCTAATCGCAGAATCGAATAATAAATCCTATGAAAATATAAAAAATCAACTTATGAAATACGCCATAACAACGATTAATGGATTTACTGAAAGTGATAGTTATGCATACTATTGTAAAATATGTGGAGAAATATTAGCTACGCAGACTAGAGAAGAAAGAACTTCAGAAATATATGGTTCTATTGGTCATACCGAAAGTGAATTAAAAAAATTAATATGGGCAGAAACTATGCTAGCTAGTAAATTCATACGTTTCAAATCATTAGTCGATCCAAAGAAATTCGCATCTGATTTATCAAATGTATTACATCCAATTTTAGTAAAATATGATACTAAATCAATTAAACAAGGTCGTAAGGTGAAGATAGTTAAGGATCAAACAGAAGAGGTAGATATATATGCAAAATTATATTCCATTATTGCAATATACGCATACATATTGCATCTAATTGCGCAAAAAAAAATAGGATTTGAAGGAGTTAAACCAAACTTAAAAATTAGCCAATATGCAGAATTCATCATGAAATTCATTATGGATACATACGTACATATACTATCGCATATTGATGGGGTAACTCCGGAATATATTGCAAGTAAATTTCGTGATTTCTTCAAAATTATTACGGCCACTTCCCCATCTATAATGATAAACAAATCATCAGACTATGAGTCAATTGTTCGAGAGATGGTTATGCTTGATCCTACATACCATTATGCCAGAATAGTTGCAAAGGTAGTCGGATCACTTCCAAAACACGAACCTAAAACACCAGAAGAGGCACAGGATGAATTCAAACTAGTTGTGGGATATTCAATGCCTGATTTAGTTAAAAAAATAATATCAGCTCGTAAATCTAAATATTTACAAAATATGCGAACATTTTCGGAAGGATCATTGAACATTACAATACCAATAGGGCAACAACTCGAATTTATATATAAGAAACCGGAACTCAATGCATATTCAAAACTATATAAAATCCGTCAAGGTGATATGATTAAAAATTTAAGTAAAGATATGACTAAGTTTGATTCGCAGGTATTAGAACATGATTCAAATATTATTAGTCATATTATTGGAGTACGAATAGGTGGTAAATCACAGACGCAATCTCAGAAAAAGTCTAAATCGCAACAAAAATCACAACCACAATCACAGACGCAATCTCAGAAAAAGTCTAAACCACAACCACAATCTCAGAAAAAATTGCAAAAGTTATCAATACAAAATATTCGAAGAATTAGCCCTGATTTGGAACCATTACTTTCTGCACAATATATTCAATCATATCGTTTATTTTCAATGTATATTACAAATATTTATTCTGAGGATGCTAAAATCGAATATAACTTAGCTTTAAAAGAGTATCGTAATCGTGAGCGTGCATCATATCTTATCCAGGAATTGCATAAATTGAAAGCATATTCTTCAAGTATTGGAAAAAAAGATCATAGTTTTGTTATTAAAAATCTCAAATCAACTTATCTTTACGACGAGAACGGTCAACCCCATAAGTTCAATATTTTCATATACCGCCAAAATGGCGCTAATGTAGAATTAAATTTTCAAGATTTAATTAAGAATTTAAAAAATGGTATATCAGCTACGACCAGAGGTGAAGATAGTAAGTGGGTAGATGACAAATGTTCCATATGTGGAGTTTTGAGATCGGAAACTCATAAACTCGACTCTAAAAAAGTATTAGTTTCTTTATCCGCACTTAATGAATTTAAAATGTTCTACTCATTTTACGCCACTCGTTGCCCCGAGGGTGATCTTCACGATTTTCAAAATGGACAATGTGTAAAGTGTAATTTGCGTAGTATTATTACACTTTCATATCAAAGTTACCCTCAAGAAGCTCGTACCTATTTCGATAAATACGGTTTAACTTTTAAGAATGAGATTGATCAATTAAAATACTCCCCACTCAGTGAATATGCAGGATCAACTAATATTGAAAATACTTTAGAATTTGAATCTTTTGCTAAAGAATATAAGTATAATTTTTCATTTATAACAAAAGCATCAAAATTTCTAAAAGTTACTATTAATATTCTGGAGTCGATAGGTGCTAGTGAATCACGCTCATATAACGATATCGAAACCGGAACTGGTGCCCCGCCTCCACCCGAAAAGTTATCAGATAATAGAATTCTCTCTGCCGATGCTCGAGTTCGTGATTTTATTATTCATTATACAAAGATTCGTTATAATGCAAGGAGTCCAAAACTTTCTCAAAATAACGAGGAACTATTTAAGAAAGCTGGATTGCCTAATGACAAATACGGAGATTTAGAAAATATTTTACCAGATGTCACTGATAATTATACTAAAAAGATTCAGGAATTTCGTAAACATCGTTCCCCAGAAGTTTTATTACAATTTATAATTGAATCGATATGTAGAATGTTTGTGTCCATTTATGAAACCGAGTCAATACATAACATAGCCCAATTAACCGCTATGAATACTATGAAGTATGTTTTGCGTAGTGAAAAAATGATGAGCAAACCCGGAAAATTTAACTTTGGTATATTCCAAGAAGATCAAAAACTCGATTGGGAAAAAAACGATGGAGAATTTGGTGATATTGGTGATGAAGTTGGTGATGTTGGTGAAGATGTACTAAAAGATATTGAAGATCGTTCTCAAGAAGAAGAAGGCGATCAGGCACATGACCCATTTAGCCTTCGTAATGTTGATATCGAGAGTGATCAAATTGAAAATATATAAATAATTTCTTCATTTCTTATAATTCAATAGGTCGCGAATTTCCTGGATCCTATTAGGGCCCACCGTAATTTCTTTACCGGATTTCTGCTTTAGCCTGACTGTTGGTAATGGACATTCAGGATCGGTAAGATCTTTGAAGTCAATTTGTTTTACTAATTGTGTGGCCGTTTCTTTACTCCACTTTGGAACTCCTGAAATTATTCTTACTTTATCCGAAAATAATGGTAACCGAACCAACTTACAAAGTCTATTAGATGATTTTTTATATAAGATTCGCCCATTAATACTTTTAAGTTTTAAAATTTGATCACGGGATATTTTTCCATTGAAAAAATCAGAAATTGATAAAGTATGTGCTAAAACCTGACCGGTATTAATTGTTATATCGTCAATTTTAGCCCACATCGCAACAACTTTTTCGAAATCGGACTTTCCACCATTTAACTTCATAGTTGATGCGAGATGAAGGCCAGTATTTTGATCATTGGTAGAAAAATTAACGTCAGTAGCACAATTAACGTCAGTAGCACAATTAACGTCAGTAGCACAATTATTATCGGTAG